TTAATTTTCAAAGCTAAGATTTATTTTGTTATCCTTCAATACTAATTTAGCATTAAATACATTTCCTTTTTTAGATTTGAATCCAGAAATTATATCCGTACTTCCATTTTGTATTAATTTTTGAACTTGCTGTCTAGGTATTTTCACTCCGCAAATTTCTCCTATAAAAAACTTGCATCCTTCCGTCCATTTATTGCATCCATAGCCCTTTTTATTTTTAACTATGTGCCCATTGTGACAAAAAGGACATATGCCTAGTACCTGTTGAACCTTCTCTTTATCTAATTTTAAATCATTGTCCTGTAAAACTCTATTGAATAATCTTTCTCCCTCTATTACTCTGCTTCCCTTCAATACCTTCTGTACATTGCTTTGTATGTATTTCTCTAATTTATCCATAAATTCCTTTGGATGAATTTCCTTTTCTGCCACCATTCCTAATCCTTTTTCCCAACTTGCTGTAAGCTTAGGGTTTAATAAAGACGGGATTGATTTTTTTATTACCTCGTATATCATTTCACCTTTAACTGTTGGAGTTACCACTTGAGTTTTATTATTAGTTCTTATATATTCTATTCTATTTAATTTTTTTAATATTTCAGCTCTAGTGGCACTAGTACCTATACCACTACCCTTTATCTGCTCTCTAAGTTCTTCATCCTCTATAAGCTTACCTGCATTCTCCATGGCTATTATCATAGTTCCTGATGTATATCTCTTAGGTGCAGAAGTTTTTCCCTCTTTAATATCCATGTTCTCTACATTTACACATTGTCCCTTTTTTAAGTTTTTAAAAAACTCTGGTGAAAGAGCATTTTTATTTTCTTTTTCATCTCCTAAAACCTCTAAATACCCCTTAGAAGTACAAGTTTTTGCACTGGTAAAGAATCTCTCATATCCTACCTTGGTTATAAGCGAAAACTTTGTATATTTAGCATTGGGATAAAATATAGCTAAAAATCTTCTAAGTACTAATTTGTAAACATCCTTCTCTAGAGGCTTTAACCTATCATAGTTCTCAAAACCCTCTCCTGTAGGAATAATAGCATAGTGGTCTGTAATCTTTTTATCATTTACATATTTGCTCTTTATAATCTTACTATTCCACTTTTCCTCTAAAATTTTCTTTGAAAATTCTACTGCCTTTTCATCCCCTTTAAAAAAAGTAAGTTTCTTTAAGTTTTTATGAATTTCTTTTGCCACTGCAGTGGATAAAACCCTAGCATCGGTTCTTGGATAAGTTAATAGTTTCTTTTCATACAAACTTTGAACTGTACTCAATGTCATATCAGGATCTATTTTAAACCTCTTAGAGCATTCATTTTGAAGTTCTGCTAAATTAAATAGAAGAGGTGGATTCTTATTTTCAACCTTTTTTTCAACCTTTTCAATAAATGCATTTTTACCTTCTTCTTTATTTTCATTGTTATTTTCATCTAAACTATTTAGAATTTCCTCTATAAATTTTTGTGCTTCTTCCTTTTCTCTAAAACCCACTTCACTGTATAGTTTAGGCGAACTATAATATTTAGATCCTTCCACCGCTTTCCATTCGCCTTCATAATTAGAATTTTCATCTTTACTAAGATTTAGGAAAGCTACTATCCTATAAAAAGGTGTTTCTCTAAATTCTCTTATTTCTCTTTCTCTATCCACTACCATACCTAGAACACAGGACATTACTCTTCCCACTGCCACCACTGAATTATCTGTATTTATGGAATTTGAAAGAGTTTTTCCATATATAATAGTCAAAAGTCTTGAAAAATTAATTCCAAGCAAGTAGTCCTCTTTAGCTCTTAAATAAGCAGAATCCGCTAATGCATCATATTCTTCTAAGGGCTTTGCCTCTTTTATTCCTCTTTTTATTTCTTCTTCTGTTTGGGAGTCTATCCAAACCCTTCTCTTTTCCTTTTTAGGATTTCCAACCATCATGTCCACTAGCCTATATATGTATTCTCCTTCTCTTCCTGAGTCTGTACACACATATATTTTATCTATATCCCCTCTTAAAATAAGATCCTTAACTATATTAAACTGCTTTGCCACTGCAGGAATTATTTCGTATTTGTATTCCTCGGGTAAAAAAGGCAATGTATTTAAGGACCATTTTTTAAGCTCTGGATCGTAGACTTCTGGATAGCTCATGGTTACCATGTGACCTACGCACCAAGTGAAAACTGCCTTGTCACCTTCCCAATATCCATCTCTCTTATTTCCTTTTATATTTAAGAGCTTTACAAACTCCATGGCCACAGAAGGCTTTTCTGCTACAAATAACGATTTACCCATTAAAAATCCTCACAATCTAATTAAAATCCTAAGTTTATAATAACTTTAGCTACACTACTGCTTCCTTACGTTCTATCCTATTATTAATATTGTTTATTATCTCCTCTGGATATCCTAAATACTCAAGTATCTTAACTGCATTTCTAGTAGGTGATATACCTTCTCTTATTTTGTACTCAAAATTCAAACCTTCTTTAGTTACATTTTCAGTAAAGTAGTAATTGTAATAAGTTTCCCTTACCATATTAGTTATTTCTAAATCATGAGTAGCTACTATAATACGGCAATTATTTTTAGCTAAATAATCTAAAATCTCTGCAGCAGCATTTACTCTCTCCACAGGATTTGTACCTCTAAATATCTCATCTATTAATGTAAGTACAGGATATTTATTAAAACCAGAAGAGTTTATTATTCTGTGAAGAGCTTCTGCTTCACCTAAGTAATAACTTTTTCCTTCAGTTATGTTGTCATTTACACTTATAGAAGTTATAACCCTAAAGAAACTTCCCCTATATTCCTTACAAATACAAGTATATATTGTCTGAGCAAACAATGCATTTATTCCTACAGTTCTTAAAAATGTAGATTTACCAGACATATTAGAACCAGTTATTATTATATTATTGTCCATATTCAAAGAATTACATACAGCATTTTCTATTAATGGATGTGCCACTTCTTTTAAAATAAGTTCATTGCTTTCCTTTACAAAAATAGGTTCTGCATACTCCTTTAAATCTTCCCTATAGGACGCTATAGAGATATAAGCATCTATCTTACCTAAACTTTCATATATTTTTTTTATACTTTCTCTTTGCTTTTCTATTTCCTTAACTGCGGAAAAATATGATCTAGTCTCCATTAAAAAGAATATATTTATGTAATCTAAAAGTAAATCTACTCCTTCAGGTACAGCCATAGCAATAGAAGCAGAACTTCTCATAAGCTTACTGCATTTACTTATTTCCTTCTTTAAAATATTTATCTCTTCTATGTTTTTATTTAAATTATTTAATGAAGATATATTCTTTGCAGCAGTTAAAACCCTGTACATATATTTTATACAAGAAGTATCTGCTCCTATTTTTTTCTTAACTTTTGAGTGAATGGATAAATTTATAAAATATATACCAAATACTGCTAAAATACCTGTAGAAGGATTTTTCTCTACAACATATATAACTGCTACTAATGCCGCTAATGCAAGGACATTTAATACTACTTTTAAGATTTTTGAATATTCAAATTTTCCATTTAAAAATTCGATAAAAGCGGCCTTTCTATCCTTTCCTAACTTATCTAGAAAAAATCTAATTTTATCCCTTACAGCTTCACTATTTCTAAAATACTCTATTTTTTCTCCAGTCTCTTTAAGTTTGTCTTCACTAAAGCATGGCTTTCTAAGCATATAATAAAGATATTGTTCACCAGGAGTACATAAAGTTCTGTCCAATTTTAAAAATACTTTATCCATATCTAAATCTAGCCAAGTTTGCTGATCTATGTAAAATCCCTCTTCATTTTTTAATATATCATATAATTTTCTAATATGTTCAAAGTTTCTTTTCTTGCTAACTTCATTTCCCCAGTTATTTCTCAATTCTCTTATTCTTTTATAACTTTTCTTTTTTAAATAAAAATAAATACCAAAACATATTAATACCACAGATAGAATTATTCCAACAACATATACCTTATTAATTTCTATATTTATTATTGAAATATATCCTATTACAATCCCTAAAATTATCGAAATTGCTGAAAATAAGCTAAATGTATTTTCCATTTTTCCTTTATTATAATTTTGCATAAAGCACCTCCTCAGTAAGTATATTATATATCAAAATCACCTTGTTGTGGTTATTTTACCTGTTTTTTAAATCTTAAGAATTTAATCTATATTAAAAGAACAGTTAATAAAATTTAACTATTTAAAAAATTATTAACTGTCCTCTATTTAGATTTAATACTTTTTAAATTTAATATTTTCTTTTTTAATATTATTATTTTTGATTTAGTTTCATCATTATGATTAAACCACAAAAGGTACAATGTAGTGGAATTATGAAATTTCTCCTCCATGGCTTACATAAGAGCTGAGAACAATAATTTTACCATTAAACAGCATAATGTGTACTTTATGGAGTGTAACGGTGGCAAAATAAAAAACACCAAGTTGAAAACCCAGTGTTTCAAGTGTGCGACTAAACCGATAAGCCGAGTTCTGTCTTATATTAGGCTTACATTTAACTCTACTTTATAATATTATATAATAATTTAAACAATATGTAAATCAACACTTTACGCACATTCGATTATTTTATTATAATTAATAAAAATTTGATAAATCTTATACATTGGTGGCAAAGTGGTGGCAAAAATAATTTTTGCCACCATAACTATTTAATTTATTTTGTATCTTAATAAACACATATGAAAAAATAAAAAAGGTAGCAAGTAAGATTTCTCCTACCTGCTACCTTAGAGTTAATATTTTATATAATTCTTGTGGATGTACCCACCATGAGAAGGGTAATATATGTGCACCCAATCTCCTTCTAGTCTGTAGAGCCTAACCTTTTCGCCTTTGTATAGGTGGCCTAATATATTTTTACTGGTACTAGTATCTTTTGAGCTTCTAACCCTTACACCGCTACCAGTACAAGTACCAGTTTTGCCATCTAAACTTATCCAATTAGAAGTGTTTTGTTTGGAAGAACTATTAGAGTTGCTGGACACCACTTTTAAATCTTTTATATATACCCAGCTTAAGATCTCTTTTATTAATGCCTTGCTGCCACTAATCTGTTGTACTGTATAAGTATTATTTTTTACCCAGTTAGGTATTGCTTGTCCGGTTGCATAATTAGCACCAGTAATTTTTATTTTAGAACCTACAGATACGCCACTGTTAGTTGCATTGGTAGAGCTCTGTCCATTAAGAACTGTATTTTTAATTTCTTGTAAAGGGAAATTAGCTCCTGGACAATCTGTGGACATTAACTCACCATGTCCATATATCCTACTTATTCCATACTTACTCTTTAGGTATTTACATAACTCTATAATGCTATTTTTCTGTGCTTGTGGCATGTTCTCTACCATATATCGTCCTTCTGCACATATGCCTAAACTATTAGTATTGTGTCCCCTAGCATGTGCTCCTATGGCGTTATCTGGTCTACCTTTATAGATACTGCCATCTTTCTTTACAAAATAGTGGTACCCAATGCCTGCCCAACCGTTACCCTTATGCCACCTGTTTATATCCTCCACAGTACACTTAGAACTTTCTGCATGGTGCAATACTATTGTGTTGGGTTTATTACCATATGTCATATTGCCTAAATTAAGATTTCTTTCTATTATATTCATTATTCATTCCTCCTAAAATTTTATTTTTCTAAATAAAAAGAACAGAACTATTTGATCTGCTCTTTATGGATCTCTTTTTTATTTCCTTCTTTAAGTTGTACTAGCATTTCTTTTAGTTGTTCCGGAACTGGCACACCAGCTCTAGTTGCATTTTCCAATATAGATATTCCTTCCATAGAAGCATAAAAGAATATAACCATGCTCCTAACTATTCCATGTGCTCCAGTAACATTATCTATACACACACCAACACCTACTATTATTAATATAAGTATCTTTTTACCTAAGCCTTTAAACCCTATACTAGAACTAAGTGTTTTATCTTTGCCTGCACAAATTAATCCTGTTATATAGTCTAAAAACATAAGTAGTAATAGTGTCTTAAGTGCCATGTCCCACCCTCCAAAGAAGTAATTTGCACAAGCCCCCACTCCGGCTATAATTGTACTTAGCATTTTATTCCATTTCATTTTTTAACCTTCTTTCTTATTAAATTTAGGCAAAATAAAAACACCATATAGGTGCCTATTTTGCCTTTTTAGTTTTTCTAAATTGTATAATCTTCTCCAGTTATCTCTTTATATTCTGTCTCACTTATACATTTCCACTTACAAGCCTCTTTTACATCATCAATTTTCAAATATCCCATCCTGTAAAACGTATTATAGAAATCAAACATTAATTTGTACCTCCTTGTACTTTAATATTTAAATCTGCAACCATTTTGACTAGGCTTTCAATTGCCATATCTTTTTTCTTATTTTCTATCGCTAAGTTAGCAACTTGTTGCGCTAAAAGTTCCTGCGAACTTGGTTCGACTTCTCTTGGTTCTATTGGTTCTGGTTCAACTTCTTCGAAAATTTCTTCAAAAGTAGAACCTTGTAGATTTTTAATTTTAAATTTTTCATTTATTTCCCTTTGTAAATATTCTAAATATATTTCTTCTTTTACAGGCACATCATTCGCCTCTATTTGCTCTACATTAGAATTTCTAAATAGAAATTCATTTTCATTTTGTATACTTATATATATCATCTTTTCATCTCCTTATATGAATCCTATGGTACGCCACTGTATCGTCTGGTTACCATTTGTTGCAGCATTCGTTACGTTAGAAAGTCCAATATTAATTTGGCTATTATTTACGGAACTTCCAAATGTCCAGCAGAATGCACCTCTAGCATTCGTAGAAACCTTGAAATTTTCGTCTTTATATGACAATGGAAGAGTTAAATTAGTAACCATTTTGTAATACACCCCTCCGCTAGAACTATTTGCTCCTTCGGACTCTGCAACCTTAATACTGCCAAATTGAATTAACAATCGCTTCCCATCTGGTCCAGGTGGAAATAATCTATAACCCTGCTCTCGGACAGAAGAAACTACTGTATATTCCTGCACAGCCTCTGTTATATCACTTTCTTTAATTTTTCTTTTATCCAATTCTTCTAAAAAATTCTCAATCTTATTCATATTCTCTGCATTAACGGGCGTTCCAGCTTCTATAACATTCCCCTCAGCTGCTAATAAAGTTACAGTTCCATCCGCATTCTGCCTAAAAGTATAAGTCCCAGGTCTTTCTACTAATCTATTTTTCCAAGTTGTTTTTTGATATGCCATTATATCACCTCCACACAAATTTTAGCCTTTAGAATTTCTGGGCCTATATGATATTTAAATATAACACTAAATTCACCTTTCTCTGTTGCATTGAATAGTAACAATACCTTATGCCCATCTATTGCTGGGAAACCTTCTTCTAATACTTCTTTGCCTTTATTAATTATTTTATATTCTGCTACATCTATTACAAAATCTTGCCCCAGTTGATTTATTACCTCAATTCCAACCTCTCTAACCTCCCCCTGTTGCAATATCATTACATCACCACAACTCTCTATAATAATAATTATTTTTTAGTTTTACACAGACAAATTCGCTATTTTCATGTTTGCAAATATATTTACTGTCTAGTTTCCTAAATATCATCTTTTGAAAATCTATAAACATATAAATATCTGCCTGATTAGTTTCATTACCTGCATTATCAATAGCTTTTAGTTGCACTATATAAGTACCCTTAACACTCTTGGGTATAGTGGCTTTGAAAACATTTGGTGGGTAGAAATCAAAACTAATTTCTACCCCATCCAAATACCCTATTAACCTCATTAGTCATTCACTGTTACTGTAATTACAAATGTCTTACCACAATCTACTGGATTTGGTGTAACTGCTACAGCTGAAATAGTAGGTGCTTTAGTATCTAGTGTTACCGTTCTTGTTACAGTAGAAGTCAATCCAGCACTGTCTACCGCTTTAATTTCTATGGTATTGCTTCCTTCTGCCAATGTTAATGCTTTGGAGAATGAACCACTTGATACTGTTACTGCTCCCTGGTCCACGCCATTCAACTTAATACTAACTGTTACAGGAGAAGATGTTTCATCATTTGTAGTACCTCTAACCGTTAGAGTTTTATTGTTAGTTATTAAGCCATTTGATGGATTAGAAATATTAAGTGCTGGTGGTACTGTATCCACATTAAATGCAGAAGATAATAAATCAGAAATATTTCCATCATTATCAGTTATACTAATTGTTATGGTATGTGAACCTTCTGAGAGAGATGTTGTAGGTGTATAAGTGCAATCATACCCCCCAGGCACGCTTGTGCATGCCATACCGGTAGCAGTGTTTCCTACAGATGTTCCACTATCTATCTTTAACTGTAATTTAGATATGTCTATTCCGGAACCACTATCTCTTAATGTAAATTTAATAGCTGGTTTAGAAGTAATAACACGTGCACCAGAACTTGGGGAGCTTAATGTAATAGTAGGTTTGTCTTTTTCCAATACCCTTAATTGTAATGCAGAACCTAGTACACCATCTGTTCTATCTTTTATAGTACTATTACCAGCTTCATCTGTAGCTGTTACGGTCACACCATATTTATTATTGGACTGGTTCCATGATGTAGTAGATGGCGCCGTTATACTTCCTTCCCATTTTCCACTTGTACTATTATAGCTTAATGCATAATCCTGCCCATTCATATTTACCTTAACTGTTTTTACTGCCATTATATCCTTCCTTTCCTATGGTTTAAAAACAAGCTCACTTTTAACTTGTTGTCCTGAAATAATTTCTCCACATAAACTATATTGACTACTCTGCACAGTATCTGTAATAATTTTGCTTATGGTTATTTTTATTAAAACAGTTTCCCCAACATCCGCTGTGTTTTTACTCCATTCAATATTTTTTATATCAATTGTATTAACCATGTGATCACACCCTTATTGCCCACAGCTAAATGAACCACAATATTTAATATTACTTATGTTTTTATTCAAAATATCATATAGTATTTCTAAATTATTCTCTAATCTAATAGCATCTTTATAGCTAAATGGCTCTCCTGTTTGCCAAGTAGTTTTTAGTTCTTTTAACCTTGGTAAATTTAAAACAGATAGTTTTTCTAGGTTTCTTTCAACCCTATTCAAACTATCTGCAAATTCGATTGTACTATAATCCCTATTAGTTACTGCCCCTTCAAGACTTATATTAATGCCCATTAATTGTTGGATTAATTTTGCTACTTCTACGGTGTTATTTTCAACTCTATTTAAATCTTCAGGGTTATAAAAATCATCCTTAGCCCAATCTAATTTAGGAGTTAACCACATTAAATTCCCCCCTTTGCTTCTGTTTTACCACTTAAATAGCCCTGATACTCTATTTCTTGCTTAGTTATATTTGCAATATTATTATTGCCATACCCATTTTCTATACTTACTTTATCAGTTAGATTTAATGCCGGGTTACCTCTCCAATCCACTTTAAAAGTAGCAATGTTATTATTCTCTTTTAATAGCCATTCAGCCACATTTTTAGCGTCTATCTCTGTGTTTATTAAACTATTTTCTAACTTAAGAATAGCTCCTTCTTTTATATCATTATTTACTGCAGTGTAAGTTGCTTTATTCTCTAAATCCATTGGATAATAAGTTACTTCAAGCGCTTTTACGGCTTGCCCTAGCTCTATTTGTGGCTCTTTATAGATATTGTCAAAAGTTATGTTATCAGTTGGAAGGTCAAATCCTATTTCAACCACTCTAGCTCTCCTAATACCCTTGCACCATTTTTTAATTACAATCTCTATCTTTCTGCAATTCTCTAGTAAATTATTTTCATAGAAGAATCTAGCTTTGTTATTTACTATAGTTTCATTTATCTTTATAGATCCATCTGGTGCATAAACTTTTAAATCAAATTCATTAGCATATTCATTATTTATGGTATCAAATAAAATCTCAAAATTTTTACTATTGTGGTCCTTAGATATATTCACTTCTAATTTTAATGGTGTTAAGAATATACCATCATTATTACATAAGTCAGAGCTCCACCAGCCAACCTCATAACCTTTCATATTTTCCTGTGGAATAACAAAGCTACCATCTAGTTTAAATCTATCTTTTTCAAAAGTAGCAATGTTAAAATTGGGTTCCAGGATATTATTTATTACCTGGTCTTTATTACTTATAAGAGCTTCATTACTTACTGTTATAGAATCAATTACAGCTTCAGCACTAATAAGTTGCTTCATATGGAATACACCCAAGTTATCACTGTATACCACACACATTCCAGCTATGGCTATAAGCTGTAACAAATTTCTATAACTCATTTTCTTGTATAATCCTTTAGTTTTAATAAACTTTAAATTGTTACTTAGTACATAATTCTCTATATTACTTGCCTTCATAACCTCTACAGCTAAATCATAAAGGGTGGTATCTCTAGTATTAGCATTTTCAATTTCATCATTAGAAAGGCTATCTAAAATATCCCTAGCAGTAAATGTAGTGGTAAGAGTCCCCTCGTCGCTTTGCCAGTTCTTAAGATAGAATTTTCCAACTGGAATATATTCAATCTCTCCACTTTCCAATTCAACACCTATTTCCGGGAAACATTCTTGCCCTTCCTTAAGAAAATTATAAAATCCAGAAGGGTTTAAAACATTAAACTCTTTATTAGAGTTATCTATTGTAAACTTTAGTTCATCTGCAGGTAGAGCACTACTTGTAGGATTAAGTTCCTGTAATACATTCATTTTTATTAAATTGCTATCTGTGTATTCTTTAATGATTCCAAAGTCCACCTCAGTAATTTTCACCCTTCTATAACCTTTGCACCACTTTTTAATAGTTATTACTATTCTTTTATAATTAGATAATTGTGATATATACACATATACAGAATTGTAATTATTCACTATAGAATCATGCTTAATTAATCCTGTAGCTCCATATACATCTATATCAAAATTAGTAGCATATTCACTGCTCAACATATCGAAGTATAGGGTTATTCCTGCAGAAGAGTGCTCTTGACTAAAGTTAAACTCTAATACTTGGTATGGATTAAATATTCCATTAACATCACTTAAAGCATTGCTCCACCACCCCAACTCTGTATCTAACATTTCGTTAGTTTTTGGTGGAATAATAAAAGAACCATCTAACTTTAGATAGTCCTTTTCAAATACCGCATATTTATTACTCATTTTTCTTATTTTATTCGTTAACTGGTCTTTCCTACTTATACTAGCCTCGCTACTTACTGTTTTTGTATTGTCTTTAAATGCTGTAATGTCCAGTATTTCAAATCTTATTTTAGCCTTGCATGACCTTGTAGGCGCATAAACTGCTTTCTTAAATTCTTTACTAACTGTTATCAATCTAAACACCTACCTTTCAATTAAATTAAATTTTATATCCTTATAATATACTTTGCCATTCAAGAAGCCTAACATTCCAATAGTTCTATCACCACAATAAAATGTCCCTGTCCTCATACTATTATCTTGTGGATCTATATAAGAAACATTGAAAAATACCGTTGAAACTAACTTAAGTAATTTGCTTGTTTCTTCTGCAGATAAGTTCTTCCATGCTAATTCCAATTTTCTTTTAGTTGCTATTCTCTCAATTATCATACTTCCCCTGGCATTTCTTTCCGCCTTAGAAATATCCATTACCCCTGCTTGAAAATCAACTGGAGCAGGAAGTTCTACCCCATTAACTTTTATCATAGCTACCTGCTCCTTTCTAAGTCATTTTAAGTATTACATCATTACCTATTCTTTGATTTTCACTATCTATATATTTTTTAATCAATCTTGCAAATGTAACACCATCAAGTTGCATTACTATATCACTATTATCTTGATTATTAGTCTTGCTACCATTAAACTGCATAGCTGCTACTATCGCATTAGCTACAACTTCAGATATTTTATCTATCCAACCAGTATTATTTTCTAATGGTACCACAGCCTCCTTACCAGCTTCACCTACCATAGATAAAGTTGGCTGGTCTATAATTCCTCCACGCGCTAGCATAGGTATTTTAGGAATGTTAATTCCCTTACCACCTATTCCAGGAACCCAATCAGGAAGGCTTATTTTATTTAATCCGCCTATAGCGCCATTTATTAAACTAATTACTCCATTCAATGGCGCTTTAGCTAATGCCTTTATACCATCAAATATGCCACCAAATATATTCACCACACCTTGCCAAGCTCTTCTCCAATTGCCTGTAAAAACACCAGCTACAAAATCAATAATTCCTGAGAATACTCTCTTAATACTATTCCATATATCTTTCACGGTGTGTAGAAAGGCATTTAAAATATCTCCAAAGAAGCCAAACCTTCTAGACCAGTCTGTTGCAAATACATTGCCTAGCCAATTTTTAAAACATTCAAATGTACTCTTAATATTACCCCATACTTTTGCCGCTTTTGCTTTTAATGTATCCCAGTTTTTATATAGCAGTACTCCTATTGCTATTATTGCCCCTATTGCTACTATTGCTATCCCTATAGGAGAAGTCAGCCAAGCTATAGCTGCCCCAAAAACTTTTGAAACTCCAGTTGCTATTTTTATAACCCCATGATATAACGCAATAGCTCCTTTAACCACTCCAAATGCGGCTGCCATACTTCCTAACACAGTTACTATTATATCAAGCACTGGCTTTCCATCATTCATGAGCCAATCTATTAGTTCAGTAAACTTATCTAATAATTTACCAATAAAATCTAAAACTGGTGCAATAGCAGGCGCCATATTATTTACAAACCAATCAACAAAAGGTAATACAAATTGTGTATAAATATATCCTGCTAATTCAAATATTTTAGAGCCTAATCTAATAAGCCCTTGAAATAAATGTTCTCCCCCATTATCCCAAACATAAATAAGCTTTTGAGATAAATTTTCCAACGTATCTATAGTTGATTTTACAACCTGCATAAAAGTATCGGCTAGTGGAGTTCCTATTTGTCCCCATACCTCTCTAAATGAATCACCAACTTTTTTTACTAATGTTAGTAAATTTAAAATTGTATTAGCAATTCCTTGTACTATTGAAGTTCCAATGCCACCTTTATTCCATGCAGTAGTAAAAGTACTTGATATATCTCCTATAATATTGAATATATCTTGAAGTATCTGCAGTATAACAGTTAATATAGCTTCACCAGTTCCATTGCTCCATACCGTTAGCATACTGTTTCCTATGCTACCTAGTAAGTCTAATATACTATGTAATGCATATTTAATACTTGCAATAGTTGCTTGCCCCTCTTTAGCCCAAGCATTCTTAAAAGGTTGAAATATTGTGGCTAATACTGCCTTAACTTTTTTAGCCATACCTTCTATAGCCTTTCCAGCAGCACTTGCTGGACTTACATCTACATCAGGCATTACCATTGGTGGCATACCATCCCCACCAGAATCGCCCTTATCTTTTTTACCCTTGTCTTTATCTAAATCTAATTGATTTATCTCATCAAATCCCATTAAAGCACCTTTCATTGCTTCCATATCCTTAGCTGCTTTTTTGGAATCTGCTCCAGCTTTCTTAGTACTTTTACCGTATGCTCCCATAGCTGCTCTTGCTTTATTCAATCCTTTAGCCGCATTAAAACTCTGCTTATATGTTTTACCAAATATAGCACTTATAAATGTAGCAATATACGCAGTAACTGTAGATAATGCACTCATTAGAGCATTTAGCGCTGGAAGTACTGCTTGGTATATGGGCATAAATGCAACCATTAAATTAGTTCTAATTTGATTTAAAGAATGTGCAAATTGCCTATTCGTCATAAGTGCTGAACCTGTATAGCTAATCAATCCTCTTAAGGCCCTGTACATAATTCTTATTACAAGTACTTGTCTTAATACTCTGCCAAAACTTCTAGAAATCATATTTCCCATACCATGGAATCTTCTTCCTGTATCAGAGCCAATATTCCCTAATTTCTTAAAGTGCCCTCCAGCTTGTATGCTGGCCCTTGCACTTCTTTTTATATTCTCTGCTGTAGCGTTTGATGCACTAGAAACTTTTTTTGCTGCACTACCTAAAGCACCGAGTTTTGAAAATAGACCTTTAACACCTTTTGAAGATGTATTTGTAGCGTTACCTAATCCTCCAAGTTTTTTCTCTAACTCAATTATTGTAAATGCTGTTTTATCAGAAGTTGATGCAAATTTATTTAGTCTCTGTTCAGCCTTTGAAAGCTCAATCTGTAGCTTTTTTATTTGCTCCTGGTTAATAAAATCCATAGCTTTATTACCAGTTGGTTTGCTTAAATTTTCTATTTCTTTTCTTAAATCTTTTATTTTGTATCTTTCTTCATCAGCTTTAGCTCCAACTTGGTCTAATTGAGCTGTTAGATTTTCTATTTGTGATTTTATATATTCAGTATCACTGGATAAATCTACTTTAGGAACCTTAACACCTATAGGTGGGCCTCTTGAAGTTTTAGTGCTAGCATCATTTTCATTAGTAGCAGCAGAATCTTTATTTAAAAAATTTTCCATAGGATTTTTTACTTTAAGTTTTGAAAATATATCTTCAATATAACTTTTAAGTTCAGAGAGATTGCTTTTAATTTCCGAGTGTATTGAATCAATCATTTTCTTTATGGTGTTTTGAATGCTGTCTAATGTCTTATTGACATTACCTATATCACCTAAATTACTTAATGCTTTAGTTATATTTGATTTTATTTTCTCACTGATGTTTTCAATTTGTTTTTCGGTTACATCATTTAAACCTAAATCCAAGCTTATCTGCCCTACACTATCACTCATATTCTCACCTCACTTTTAAACATAATAAAAACACCTACTAATTAACTTAGTAAGTGCTTTATCTAAAAATATATATTATCTTTTTCCTGGTTTCCATTCATAGCCACAATTTAAACATTTAACCTTTCCTTTTACTTTTTTACTGGTTAATCCTCCGAGAATGGCTCCTGTTTCGCCTGCCAATGCTCCACCTACAACTGCTCTACCTATACTCAACTTTTTATGTTTTTCAACATAAGTTATAGATGTACTTTTACACTTAGGGCAAAATACTACGCCCTCTTTTTTCATATTGGATATTCTCTCTTTTTCCTGTAATTTCTTTTGTTTTTTTTCTTCTATTTTTTCAGATTGATATTCAAAAGAACCTAATTTTTTACCTTTATTTTTACCTTCTTCATAAGCCTCTTTCATTTGCTTTTTTAAGCCATTTAATAAACCCATATACTCCCCTCCTAGTTAACATATCTTAATTATAATATACATTAACTAAAAGCTTTTGCAAATATTTCTTGTAATTCTTTTATTTTTTCCTTCTTTTCTTCATTTGTCATATCATCTACTTGTCTATTTCTCCATTCGTTTCTAATTCTATGTTGTTCAGGAGTGAAGTTTTTTAATATATCCTTATTTTCTTCACTTCTAACATTAACTACTTCACCTAGGGGGGTTTTAGGCATTATACCAGCTAAAAGTGTACAAAATTCACCCCATGACATATCATTCTCATTTCTTAATCTAATCCCGTATTGAGAAGTAAAGGAGGCTTCTATTAGCCCCCAATCTTCAAACAAATCATACCACTTATTTACTTTTTTTTAGTTATTTTTTTCATTTCTTGCTCTGCCATTTTTTCAATATCTTCTAAATCCTGTTCACTTATGGCTGCCATAATAGCATTCATAATTGCTTCATAGCCTTTCAGTGATAGTTCTAGACTATTTATATACTCTAACGCTTCTTTTCCAAGTCCAGCCTCCACAATTTTGTCCATCATTTCAAATTCTTCAAGTTTTGGATCTTCACTTAACGACTTTATAAGTATAGCTGTATTCTTACTATTGTTTACTTTATACACATGTTCATTATCAATTTTAATTTCGGGTTTATCATTTGTAAGCCTATCCATTATATTATATATCTTAGCCATTTATATCCCTCCTACTATACTACTTCTGCTGGTGTATATGTTGGTTTACCATCACCTTTTAAATCGAACTCAAGTGGTGCAACATTAGTAGAATCTCCACCACCTACGTTCTTAACATCTATAACACAATCAAATGTAAGTTTTGCACCATCTGGAAATTCTATCTCACCTTTTGTGCTACAATCCAATCCATCTTTCCAAGCTGTGTTTGCTACATAATCATTACCTGGATCTCCTACGTTTCTTTTTCCTTTTAAACTTATAGAGAATGCTTTACCAGTCATTAATGCTCTTGCCCATCCCGCAGTGGTCATTGGTGTCCAATCCTCCACCTTACCATCTATACTTATACCAAAGTTCTCTAAATCAGCTATCTCTTTCATATCTGTAGGGGTTGTACTTTCTTTTCCTTTTACCCCAACCTTAAATTTAAGGTTATAAACTGGAAATACTCCTGTAAATGCCATTTACATTACCTACCTTTCATAATAAATTACTGTTTCTATTACAAATTCAAAAACACCATTTGTATCTGTTCCTACTCCTATAGGCTCTGATGTTCTCATATCAAACTTAATTATCCTATGCCCTCCAATAGTACCACCTTGTCCAAATAAAGCATTATATACTTCTTGAGCCTTTTGCTCTGCAATATTGCAATTCTTAGTCCAGTGAACCAATATAGAAATAGCCTTGGCGGAATAACTTGTGTTTGCTAATCCTCCTAAGGCTAAATTAGGAGCAGGACCTTGTACATTATATAATCCTATGCATTGCTCCTTACTTCCATCTATTTTCCCACTATACCATTGCGGACAATCTATTTTTGTTTTTAAAAATTCTCTTACGTCACTTAATAACATTACTTAATCAACCCCCTTGAGAGCTGCTTTAAATTTATTTTAAAAGTATTTTTAGCAAAGTCTTTCTTTTCTCCATCAATATAGGGCTGCATCCATTTTCCTTGGGCATTTATATTTTTATCTGTTCTAAAATTATACTCTGGATGCCAGTATAATCTCCTTGCATATGGTGGGCCACTAACATTAATTGAGGTTTTCATTTCATCAATTTGTGATGTATCTACAAAATGACTTATCTCAAGTTCACCTGTTTGTTTGGGTACTACTGCAGAAGTAACTATGTCACTCTTAACAGCTTCTGTAGTCATTTCTAAAGCTTTCTTTTGTGCCTCAATTAGAGTATTTATTTTTGAATTATCCAATTTTATAGTTACTTTAACACCCATTAAATCAACTCCAATTCAGTACTGAAAACTGAACCATCCGGATTACGTGGTCTTGAAGTCTTAAATATATCTTTTTTTATTTCTCCAATTTTCACATATCCCTCAATCAATTTACCTGGATTAATATCACCTTCAACAATGACCTTACCTGAAAGAGTTATGAGCCTTCTTTCTGCATCTAATGTTTGTTTGGTTTTTTCATTATAATTACATAATCCATCATAAATTAAGTTTTCTACAGGCTCACCATCTTCACTTATTTCCGTTTGATATATCTTTACTGGTGTTACCAATATCCACTTTGGAAATGGAAGTTTCCCTAGCATAACTACAACCTCCTTGAAGTAAGTCCAGTAGATCTAAGCAAATTAATAACCTCGTCAGAAGTTTTTATATTTCCTCCGCCTTCTTTTGGATTAAACGAAAGGCTTATACTTCCAGCAGAATATCCGCTTAATGGCATGTTTAAATATTCACCATATTGAGTTATAAAATCAGCTTGGTAACACACTGCTTTCCTTACTTTATCCTTTTGAAATTCTGTAAGATTATCAAAACCTATAGCTGAGATTCTATTATAAGTTAAGTTATCTATCTGTTCAGAAGCTCTACTTAATTTTGAATTTAAATCTTCATCCGATATGATATTCCCTACATATTCATTTTTATAGTAAGCTGAATCTGCATAAGACATTAAATCACATCCTTAAGAAAAAGAAGAGTAACTACTTGTCACCCTTCTTTAATTCCTTGTTTTCTTCTTTTAGCTTTTTATTTTCTTTCTCTAGTTTTACAGCCTTGTCCTCTAATTCCTTATATTCTTCATATGAAACAGTTTTGCCAGCTCCATACTTAACTATATTACCTTCATCATCCATAATGTCATATCCTTGTGCTGCATAAGCTTCTTTTTGAGTTTCATCTATCGTATAAACCTTGTTATCCTTGCTTGCCTTCATTTATATCCCTCCTATGCTTCCGCTTCAGCATTAATTGCAATACCACAAGCTTTATTCTCTATTAAGAATGTATCTGTGTAGTATCTATTTTGATATATATATTTATCTGCTGTTCTCGAATCTGTACCAGGTGTGAATAACTTCATGTAAGCATATTTATCTCTTGATACAACACAAGAAGGATGCACAAGTACCATATGGATTTGCTTTGCATCTCCTGCTGGTACACAACCATTAGTAAAGTCATATTTAGTTTTAAATCTAGCACTTGGTACCTTAACAATATTAACATCATCTAATGAATAAACTCTTCTATCAATCTTACCGTTGTTTGAAGTTACATCAATATTTCTAGATAAACCGCTAGCATTTTTAAGTAATTTATTTATAGCTGGTGTAACATAAAGTATTCTTCCCTCAGCAGGAACTCCTTCATCGTCCATCTTTTCCATTTGAGTATCAAACCAATCTAGTATATTAGCTACTGTAAGAACTGTATTATCTATAACAGCCCCTTTAGCTTTATAAGTCTTTGCTTCTGCATATAACTTAGAGTATCTGTAACTATCCTTTTCAGGTATTGCCTGCTCTGTCTCAAATACATTTTGGATATTAGCCACTTCTAAAACTAGATTAGTTTCGTCTATATCCATTGGGTCTAGTGCAAACTCAATATCCCTATCATGAGCTAGTTTCTTTGGTTCCCAATCATTTGCTATAGTTCCAGTGTTGAATCCCATAGCATTTCTATTATGGTCCTTGTATCCACTTAAAGTTAATCTAGGTAACTTTATAGTTTGTGCATTAATAAATTTAACTCCTGGATTAGATTGAGTTAACGCATATGATGTTAGCTCCCTTACATATTTTTGTTGTAACTCTCTTTCGAATTGTTCAGCATAACTAATTACTGCCATATCATCATCTCTCCTTTATTATTTAGTACTGTTTCCAAAGATTGAAGCTAATTGACTATTAACATCTCCATTTTGTGATGTACCATCAACTCCAATTTTAAAACCTGGTTGAGTTTCTTGTTTTTCTTCTTGCTTGAATAAAAAAGCCTTACTTTCTTGTAAATTTTTTAATTGATCCTCAAGTCCTGTAATTTTACCATCATCACCTAGGATTAATTTAGACTTATCAAATAATCCTGCTACTAATTCAGCATCCTGTGCCTTATCAGCTACAGCCAATTTGATTGCATTAGATACTTGCAAATCTTTTAATTGAGCTTGATATTCTTCATCTTTTTTCTTATTATCAGTTTGCAATGTTTCAATTTGTTTTTGTAACTCCGCATTGTCACCAGTTGACTTTTTAAGAGTTTCAAGCTGATTATCTCTTTCTTTAATATCACTTTCTAATTGCTTTTTAGCTTCTGAAACCTCGTTAAATTTATCTTTTGGTACTGCATTTTTAGGAAATTCAGTATTTATTGACTTCATTAATCCATCAATATCTAGCTTTCCATCTTTAATAGTTGCACTTTCTAATAATTTTCTTAACCATTCCATTTCTATTCCCTCCAATAGCATATTTATACTGGTTGCTCCCAGTTAGGAGTACCGTTGTTCTTTATGCTCTGCAACACTTAAAAAAGAGCAAAATAAAAAGCCTTATTTCTAAGACTTAATCAATTTTTTCTAATGTTTTATTTAATGTTTCAATCAATTCTTTATTTGATTTTATCTTTTTATAATCAGAAATAGTGCTTATAGCTAATAGTGGAATCAATATTGTATCTATTATTAAACCCATACCTTAATCCTCCCTGCACTTAATTTTAAGCATAATAAAAGCACCTACTATTTTTACTTAGTAAGCGCTTTTAAATTTCTTCTATACTTTTTATTTCTTCTTCATTAAACCCTATTAGATTATTTGACTTGTCTAATATAGATATTTCCTCTAATTCTTCCTCGCTGTCTATAGGTGGTGTATAGGTTTCTACATAGCCAGTAAATTCTCTATTATCTATATCGACAATTCTTACATTCTTATTAAAGTATTCCCTTAATAAACTCATTTCTTATCAACTCCTTTTAACGTTGGTACTATGTGTACGCCATCTTTACTATAGTGTATATAGAACCTATTAGTTTCTGTTAATTCTCCAGTTTGGTTATTTATATTAATTCCAATATTCTTATTACATTCAATTAACTCTCTATTCTTAACCTCACCGTTACGCTGTAACTCAAACGTTCCTGTACTTGCATACCTTTTGATTAATTGCTCTGCTTCTTCTATTGATATAGTTAGATAGCTTCTCCCTTGTATATAGTTATTATGCCCTAAGATATGCTTACCTTGCTTACCTAGATGGATATTCTTCGGCTGTTCATCTGATTTAATATATTTCCTAGTTTCTTCTATTTTATCATCTAAAGCTTTTTGTTTCAATCTATTAGCATTAGCTTTTAGTGCTTTATTAGTTATCCCTTCTCCTGGTTCTTCTCTGTAGTAATCTCTTCTAAGTTGAGGATTATTTTTTAAGTGTTCCCTTATTTTATACTCTAAACCCTTAACTTTAGCATGAGCCTTTTGCTGATTTTCTAAATCACAAGCTCCAGCCTCGACTCTTTTCCACTTTCTAATCTGTCTTTCCATATATCTCTGCTTTTGTTCAGCTTCATATACCTTTATAGCTTCTTCTTCATCTGGAGCTACAGGTAATTTAGTTATACCAGGAAAATAAGTTGTTAATGTATGCCTACAGTTAGGATGTAATAGTCCTGCTTCTATAGCTTCACTTAATAGCTTGTATTTAGCTTTATATTCTTCTATATACTCTTTACTTGGGTGGCTAAATACATCATCTATAAGTATTTTACCTTGCCATGGTAAACATTTCTCACACGTATTTGCATGAGCACTTACTACTACAAGATATAATCCATATTCATCACGTTTCTTTCCTTCACCTAATAATGTGGCTCTGTGTGATGCAGTTCTTAAAGCCATTTCTGCATAGCTTGCGATATTAACATTAGCACCATTTTTATATTGTATACTATTTATACCTTTATCTAAAAAATCTTTAGTTGCCATATCTATTGCTTGATTTAATGTTTTAGTACCATTTTGAAAGTATACATGAGTTTTAAATATTGTTTGCCTATATACATCATCCATTTTTCTAAGTACAGCTTGGCTAGCTTTATTTAAGTCCTTAGTAACTGTTTCCTGCAGAGCTTCAAGTTTCTTATCATTAACTCCAAAAAAGTTTTCTTCCTTAGGAGGTTTTATAGGTCTGTTTAATAACTTAGCTATATATTCTTTGAAACTTTGTTTCTCTGAGGTATCCTCTGGCAAATTAATGGATGCTTCATTATTAAACCCCAGAAATTCTTTAACCTTGCTTATTAACTTACTTACTCTGTTTTGGCCTTTAATATAATTACCTTTTAACTCTCTGTTTATAGTTTGTTGTATAGGCCTATTATGTTCCTGAACTAATTTCTTGTTTCTCCTTCTATACTTCTCAATCTCTCTAAGTTTAGTAAGCTGCCATTGTTCCCATTTAAAACCTTCTTTATTTTGTTCACTTTCATGAAAATAAAAAGCTCTTTTCATAGATGATATAAGGTTAAGCTCCATTTCCTCAAATATTTTTCTAATATCATAAGCCTTGTCTCTTTCCTTTTTAGCTCCTTTTTTTATGAATTGCTTAGTAAACTTCTTTAAAATATCACCTAACTTTGATACTTTACTATTCTTCGTCATCTTCTTCATCCTCTGGGATATTCTCTGTATTATCTCCTTCATTGTCTAACTCTTCATCATCTGTTACTTTTGGTTCTTCTGCTTCAAGTAGTCCCTGTTCTGCTTTGAGCCTCTTAACCTCTTCTTCTTTTTCTTCTTCTGTCCATGTGTCTCCATATAATTCTTCAACACATTGCTCTATAGACATAACACCAAAAGTCTTAGCTTTTCCTACTGTTTCAACCTTATCATCAAAGCTAGGTGAAGCATACTCACCAAAGTTAATTGTTACTTCGATATCTTCTATACATGCTTTATTATTCATAGTATTATACGTTTTAAATATAACATTGATTAGTTCGTATAATACTTCTTGAAGTTCATCTATTATCTTCTTTCTAGTATATAAAGTGGTCTTTTCCTTTTCTCTTTGTGCTTCTGCATTATCTAACTTCTTAAGGTCTATTCCTAGTGTTGCTGGAGATATTATTCCCTGCAGACACATATCTAAAGCCTTTGCATAGCTTTCAATAAATGCTTGGTATCTAATCTCTGGTTGTAACATATCTACTTTAGATTTATCATCTTCTGCCAATGAAGAGCCAAGCTTAATAAACTGATTATCAAATGGATTAGGCTTCATTAGTTCACCATTATTAGGGTTCTTGGGTATTAAATCCTCAGGAATATACTTTTGTACTCTTCCAGCTCTTATTGCATCTATCCATTGGCTTATTATTTCATCCAATGCATCAAAGGAATCTGTTTTATTATCAAATATGCTCTTACCCCTGCCACCCCATTTTTGCGATTCAAAATACTTCATAGGTACTGCCATCATAAAGCTATTATCAAAAGTTACATCCTTTAGTTCTTCAAGTCCTGGAACTAAAGATAAAGGGACTTCATTCCCTCTTTCATCAACTAGCTTATTCTTTATATATCCCTTACCAAAACTCTCTATAAGTCTATAGTTTTTATTCTTAACAGTATAGTCAGTAAAGAATAATACCTCTTGTAATCTTCCCCTCTTAACCGTATAATCAACCCTTTCACCGCTATAATACTCTAGTATAGGATATGGAGTTAAATCAGTATCTATGGTTATTTTAAAAGCTCCATCACCAGCCACAAGGGTTTCAACAATAGCTTGCTTGATTAATTTATTAAACTTATTATCCTTAGATATTTCTTCCCACGTTTCTGCTTGTATTTCTTCCATATCGATACTGTTTATATCACTTGCAATTATATCTGCTAGTGTTTCCACTATAATTGCTGGAAGGCCTGAATGCATTTTCCTTATGTTTAAGTTTTCACTAGGAACTGCAGCCCAAAACCTAGATTTACTAACTTGATCTAATGCCATATTCTTAAAAAACTGGTCCAGTTCTGATGGTTCGCCTCTGTACCATATTCTATTTTTCATTACATTACCTTCATAACTTAAAGGTTCTTGTATCATTATTGGTGTTGATACTGCAGGTTGTATATTTAATAGTTTTACTGCGGCTTTTGTTACCATATTTTTAAACCACCCCATTCTATTCCTCCTTCTATTTATGTTAAAATACTACTAATGAAAGGAATGATATAAATGCTTGATAAAAGTTATAAAATACTAAGAATTATTAAAGAAAATCCTTTAAATGAAAATGAATTACTATCTCTCTGTAGAAACTCATATATTACTCCATCTTTGATGTTAAGAAAACAGTGGATTACTTATTCAAATTTATCTGAAAATGGTGAACCACTACAACCATATGTCATTACTGATATAGGGTTAGAATATCTTTTGAATAAAACACAACAAGATAAAGCATTTTGGCGTGCATTTTTCAGTAATTTTATAAGCGGCTTTATTGTAGGTATATTAGTTACAGTACTAGGCACCTATTTTAAATTTAAACTTGGACTATAATAATAATACCTTTATAAGTGTTATACCTGACAATATTCCTACTATGAGACCCCACGCAAATCCTCCTATATTTGTATTGGAGTAACAATCTTTAATCTTGAGTTCTTTATCCACTTCTATTCCTCCTTATAATCTCCTATTATCTTTCTAAAAGGTATCCATGCGTACTGACTAGAGTTAATTGTATGGTCGTTTGCGTCCTCTGGCTCATACTTATCTTCTTTCCAGCTATAGCACTCTAATTCCCTTATATGCTCTGTACAAGTATCTACAACATAGTAATAAATCTTACTAGCTGTATTAATCCACCCAAGCATTAGATGTATTCTGTCTATTATCTCAACTTTTTTATAAGAATTAAGAAAATTATATAAACATGCATTAGTTCTTTTAAACTTCTTAAGCTCCATTATTGTTGCCTGGTCAGCTGAATCTATAAATACATCTCTAGCAAATCCCCATTCCTTTCTATTCTTCTCTAAGAATTTAAAAAACCTAGGAGCTATGTCACTAGGTGCTAAAGGTGTTTCTAAATTTGCATTGTTATATACTTCTTCATCCAGTACAACAACTTCTTTCTTATCTGTAATCCCTAAGAAAGTAAATGCAAATGTGTCTGGACTATTCTGTGAGTATGAAGTATCAAGTCCAGCAGTAAACTGAACAAACTTCATTGTTTTAGCTTTCTTTTTAGATATTACATTGTTCCTTCTTTCAAAGTTAGAGAATATTAACCCTGTTGCTCTACCTCTTAAGCCTAGTATTTTATTTTTATAAAGCTTTGTTCCTTTTGGAGCACTTAACTTCTTCTTCTCTATATCTGCTTCAGATAAACTTGCATTATCATAAAAAGAAAAAAACCAGTATGTCCAACCTGATTTCTCTTCGCTGTTTAATTGCTCCATTATTTCTTTTGGAACATCTTTTTTATATTTTTCTAGTGGTCTACTACAATTTATAAACTCTGAATAAATAGGTAAATTAGGATCATCAGGATTAAGTGTGGCCATTAAGTAATCATTTCTTGTACATATTTCTCTTACAAATTCAATACTTGCTGTGTTAATTTCATCTATCAATACGCAACCAAACTGCGAACCTAGTGCCATCTTCCACTTATCTGCATTATCATAACCTAGAATATATATTATCTTCTCACCTTTGGGTGTTTGATATCTTATGTGAGGTATTTTATTATCCTTATCACCATTACCGTTATATCTTACTAAATCACCAAACACATCTAAAATTCCATATTCCTTTTGGATTATGTTCTTTTCTGCAACTCCTGTTGTTTTAGATGCTATTACATGCATTTTCTTATTTGACTTAGCAACCTTTAACATAAACTTTGTAATTCCTACTGTAGTTTTGCCTGCTGCTGTTGTGCCCTCCAAAAACTCTACTGGGGCATTGTGTTTTAGAAAGTCTCTATATTTTGGAGATAACTTGTATTCATCACTCATTATCTTCATCACCTAATTGCTCTAGTATTGAATCTAGCTTCTTAGTGCTATTTACATTTGCATTAATATTTACATTGTCTTTGAACATTCCTAGGTGCTTACCCATAAGCTCCAGAGCCTTAAGCTTATCATTAAGCCTAACTTCTCTTTCAACCATGTCACCATTTTCAGATTGCATCATCTTAACCTTAACTGATTGAATAGCAGCTAGATCATCTTCACTGGCATTTGATTCTACTGAAGCTTTATTAAAATTAATAACGTCTTTAGGATTAACAAAACCTATTCTTGCTAGTTCCTGAAGAACCCTATCAGCATTTATTCCAGTACGTTTTGACCTCTCTGCCATAGCTTTGTCTATACACGCGCGTATGTTGGGTTTTGCTAAGTTCTCACATCCAATATCTTTAGCTGTCTTAGGCGAATATCCTGCCCTAATTGCCGCTTGTGTGGCATTAAGGTCTATAAGATATTCTTCTACAAATCTTTGTTGTTTTGGTGTTAGTTTGGCCACAATGCCACCTCCTTTTATCGTGGATTATTTCTTATATATTCTCTATTGTCTCGTGTCAATCTCATAAATTTAAATAATGGTTTCCATCCTAAACAAAATAGTTTAATCCAATTGTATCCAGTATACTTTTTACTAGCCTTCCAAAACCAAATAAAATCTTTCATACATCTCACCTACCTCTGCCTCAGTGCTCCACCCTTACCCCTCTTATAACTATCATGTTTCATTAGCTCCATAACATCAGAAAAAGAGAGGTTTTCGCCTCTCCTAGATTTTTTCTTATTCTCTTTTCTATTCTCATTCAATTGTTTATGTTCCCTTGGTTGTTGTACTTTTAATATTTTTTCTATTCTCAAACCTCTCACCTTCCTCTACAAATAAAAAAGTACCTGGATAATTTCCAAGTACTCTTTATATTTGTACAATACATTAGTTTAACATTAACACACTTTATTAGTGACATTCAATGACACCCTCTAAGTTCTTTAATGCTTCACCATGAATCCTATAAATTTGTCTAACACTATACCCCATTTCTACTGCAATATATTCCCACCGCTTAAACTCTAAATATCTTGAGTATAGTAATTCAATCTGATCTCCATTTTTAAGCTTATCTATCTCCATCATTATTTCTTTTTTTAAATCTATATACTTATCTATATCATTTGTTATCTCTCTTTCTAGGTCAATTACTTTAGCTATCATAGAACTAATTTTATCATTTCTTAAAGATGTTTGTACTCTTTCATCTTGGTTACAACTTAAACTAATGCTTAAGCTTCTTAAACTATCTATTTGCTTTTGTTTATTATTTATAAGCTTGTTCAACCTATAAGCTTGATTCAAATATTCTTTTACCCTTTGCATTTATCCACCTCTTTTAACCTAGCCTTTACTGCTTCAAGTAATGTATTTTGATTGATTTCTTTATTACTTAAAGCTTTCATCACATCCTCATCAACTGTGCCAATACTCACTAAATGATGAATTATAACTGCCTCTTTCTGTCCCTGCCTGTGAAGTCTTGCATTAGCCTGTTGATATAGTTCTAAACTCCATGTAAGCCCAAACCAAACAATAATATTACCACCATATTGAAGATTTAAACCATGACCTGCTGAAGCTGGATGTAATAATGCAACTTCTATTTCTCCACTATTCCATGCCTTAATATCTTCTGAATTATCCAATGTTTGATATTTAACTTTAAGCTTATCTAACATTTTAGCTATTCTATCGTAGTCATGTTTAAAATTATAAAATACTAAAACTGGCTTACCATTTGCCGTATCAATTATTTCTTCAAGTTTGTTTATTTTTTCATCATGAATTTTTACAACTTGCTTGTCCTCCGAATAAATAGCCCCATTAGACATTTGCAATAACTTATTTGTAAGTACTGCTGCATTAGCTGCAGTAATATCATTTTCGTCAAGTTCTATTACTAGGTCTTTCTCTAACTGCTTGTACCTCTTTACTGCTTCATCAGGTAACTTAATATTTATAATATTATCAATCCTTTCAGGAATATCTAAATAATCTTTGGCCATCATAGAAATACAAATATCACTTATCTTTCTATGGATCTGTTCTTCTGCTCCATCTTTTAGTCCATACTTATAAACAATATGGCCATTCATTTGCACTGGATAAAAATATTGGTCCTTATACCCTGTTATAGTTTTGCCCAATCTTTTACCACCATCTAATAAATAAACCTGTGGCCATAAATCAATTAAACTATTAGGTGCTGGAGTTCCAGTAAGTCCTACTATTCTTTTAAAGTATGGCCTGACTTTCTTTAAAGCTCTAAACCTTTTAGCCTTGGAAGATTTAAAAGAACTCAATTCATCTATAACACATGTGTCCCACTTCCAATTCTTAAAATAATTATCAACTAACCAAACTACATTTTCTCTATTTGTCACATAAATATCCGCATCTTTTAGTACTGCTTTTTTTCTTTGTGTTGGAGTTCCTAAAATCTTAGATATTTTTAAATGCTTAATATGGTCCCATTTATCAACTTCTGTACTCCATGTATCTTCTGCTACTCTTAAAGGCGCTATAACTAAAACTTTATTTACTTCTCCTAGGAATAGTAAATCATCTATTGCTGTTAATGTACTTATGGTTTTGCCCTAGTTAACCCATGCCCATGTCGAGAAAAAGGCCTGAAGCCTCATGCTCTAAAATATGATTTATTGCATACTCTTGATAATTCCATGGACTAAAATTCATATGACCACCTCCCTTACAAATTTATTAACTTTTTCAATACTATCTATTATTTCAACTCTGAATCCTAAATTTCTCAATTCTTTAATTCTATATTCTTGCATAGTTCTTGGTCTTTTACCTGGTGCTTTAAGTTCAACAAATATTATCTTACCTTGTGGTAATAAAACAATCCTATCTGGCACTCCTGACGTCCCTGGACTAACAAACTTTAATGCTTTACCACCTAACAATTCAATTTGCTTTTTTAGATATTTTTCTATTTTTGATTCTTCCAAATTATCACCTTCCAATTATTAGGTGGAAACAGATGGTACAGATTTTCTTATATATATTATAATTGCTATATTAGGCGTATGTGTATATACGTGTATATGCCTAATTATATAAATATTACTTTATATATAAATACTGTATCATCTGTTTCCGATAGCATTAAACCCATTGACATATCTAAGCTTAGCGCGGATACAAAAGCGGATACAAAACGTTTTTTGTGTATCAATTGTATCTGGTCTATTATTTTAGTGGATACAGAATTTTAGGATTAAATTTTAATTCTGTATCCGTATATAAGCTCTTTGTCTACCATAAATTTTTCCAAAACTTAAAGGTGATCTATTTCTCTCCCACTCTTTAAGTCCTTTCAAAATTTCATTAATTTCTCTACTCTGTAATGGTGTAAGCTGTTTAGGATCTCCATTAAAAAGTTCAACCCATATCTCCATAACACAAGTTTTATCTCTCCTTAAGGTACCTTCCAAACTATCACCAAATTCAGTGCCTTGTATATAGTTTTTCCTTTCAGATAATCCTAAACTATACCAATTATCAGGTAGAGGTTTATTTAAGTATTCCTCTATAAGCCCTGCTTTTGCACTTTCTTCGCTGTGTGCCTCCTGCTGCTTTTGGGCTTCTTTTTCTTCTTCTGCATTTAGATATAACGGTTCTTCTTTTTTAAAGAACTCTACTGCTTCAGCCCAAATTTGACTTATTTCATAATCTGTCATATCTTTAAAAACACTTTTAGTATGTTTCGTTAGGCCTACATCTATTGGCCAGAACCTTCTATTTCCTGTTTTATCTCTTAAAAATTCCCTGTCATTAGTTGTACCTATGAATACACACTGTCTGGGAAATCGGCTTGTCCTTCTACCATAAGCTACTCTGTAAATATCCTCCGTTTTACTTAGGAAATGTTTAGTTGCTTCAATGTCTGCTTTCTTTGTGGCCATCATTTCCCCCATCTCTAAAAGCCATACTCCTTGAAGTTGTTCATACGCTTCCTTACCTGATACAGTGGTTAAACTATCACTATACCACTCCATACCCAGTTTTTTTATAATGGTACTTTTTCCTATTCCTTGTGGCCCACTTAGTACCGGCATATTATCGAATTTACATCCAGGATTAAAAACCCTTGCTACTGCAGCAACTAATATTTTTCTTGTTACTGTTCTAACATAACTATTATCTTCAGCACCTAAATAATCTATAAATAATGTATCAACTCTTTTTTCTCCATCCCATAAAAGACTATTTAGATAATCTTTTATAGGGTGAAAAGAATGTTTTTCAAAAGCTAATGCTAATGCATCAGCACATTTTGCAGTAGAACTTATTCCATAATATTTTTCAATAAATTCTCTAAGTCCGCTATCATCAGTGTCATTCCAATCACTTTTATTATTTTTACTCCTCCATGGAAGTTGACCTATAACTACAGCCCTATTAGAAAATTCATTGTAAGCTATTTTATCCTTAAGTAATGGATCATTCTCTATTATTAATGAAAAGTTACTTATTGTGCTTCGTACTTTTCCTTGGTCTGTATATGTTAATTCTTTTACCCATTCTGTGTCTATTTCATCTTCAACAACACCAAAATCCTCCTGAGCCTTTTCCATTCTTTCTTTTCCAATAGTCTGCATTACTTTTTCATTAGAACTTGCAAACTCACTCATTTTAGTAAAAGAAGGCATTCTATTAGCTGGAGTATCTTCTTTAGCTTCATCATCTAAATGTCCAAACTTATGAATTCTAACTAGGTCAAAGGCATTACATAAAATATTACTTGCTGGATCCGTACCATGATGGCTATAGCTAAATTTATTATCATAAACAACTACACCACCAGTAGTTGAACCTTCTGCATATGTGTACCTGGTTTCATCTGCACCAGGTACATACACATCATTTAAAAATTCTGCTATAGCTTCACTAATTGTATAGGTCCTACAGAAAGCACCTATAATACCTTTCTTTTCTAATGGGTCCTCCTGCTTCTTTAAAACATTATTTAGTTTTGCCCTAGCTCTTGAACTCTCTGGCCAATAACTTACATCTTGCCAACCAAAGGTATATCTACTAAGTACATCATCTGGATTTAACCATGACAAATCTTGTACTTTAAATACATATTCCCCATCACTTGAAGTGCTTGGCCAATACATTAATCTACTAGGTTCATAGGTTGTATCATCAAACTGGTCAATACCTAAATCATTGGCTACCATTCTTGATATTGCCTGATATTCATCAGGAAGTACTGGCCTACTTAATGGAATAACTAACCTTAATCTAGGGTTGTCTGCTGTATGGGTATGAGTTGAATACATAACTAGCGCAAAGTCCCATAATAGCTCTATACTTGTCCATATATCGCCCTTAACATAGTCTAGGTCTAATGTTAATAAAGTTCTATTCTGAACGTTCTCAGCCTTCCTGCGACCATTCTTGAGTCCACCACCTACAAATCCACCAACATCCTTAATCCTGTCTTTTTCAGTTTTAGGCATTTTCTTATATTCCGCATAAGCTTCAAGTGTTCTTGTAGTATGTGATAATTTCTCAACTAATGCTGACCATAAAATATTTTTATTTTTCCAATGGGTTTCTTTTCTGCTTTTTCCAGTAGCTATAGCTATGGATCCATCATATTTAATTTTGGGTTTATCTTCTGTTTTGTATGCTTCCAAGGTATCACCTCTTTTCCATCAAAGAATCTCGACTTTTACTTCTCTGCATATTTTTCTACATTTTTTATCATAAATGTAATAGAGCCATCTCCGTTATTTTTAATCTCAAATCTATTAATATCCTTATAAGCTTCTTCTGTTATACTAATTTCAATATCACTGTCTATTTTAAGCTTAAGTTTATTAATTCTTTTTTCTAAATACTCCTTATCTACTATAATCTTCTCAATATCTCTATCCTGCATATAAGAAATAAAATTCTTCCTACTTTCCTCAAATGGTAGAATTTTTGAAGCAAATTCATATACATTTATTTCTTTGTTTTCTTTAAGTTCATTTCTTGCAAAACTTCTTATATGTTCTGCTTTTACTGCATTTTCTCCTAAGTTAGCTCTTGTCCAACTCTCTAACGAATTCATAAAAGTTCTTGTATTATCTCTATCATTATCAATTAACAAGCATCCAAGGAAGTTTTCTGTAAAATAACTTGCTCCATATTCATCACTAATTTTACCCTTATCAAGTACTAAAAGATTATATTCTTGGTTACTATTTATAGGTTTAATAAAAGCAGCCTTTTGAACTTTTTTAGTAGTTGGTAACCCTGTTGTTATAGGAGCTATTTTAATCACTACATTATCATTAATAAAATCAATATCATGTGTATACTGTTTAATATAATCAAGCTTAAGTATTCCTAACATGGGACCATACTCAGTACTAATTGATACAACCAATAAATTGCAAGATGGTATACTGTTATCAGATTTCATAAAACTAAATAAGCTATTAGCTATATACTTTGAAGCTTTGAGCAAATCAACCTGCCCATTTAAATAGTTCTGGCTAGTTTCTTTTAGTACAGTAGGATTTTCTTTAAATAGTGCATATTTTAAATCATTATCTTTGAATATCCTTTCAATATGACTTAGAATAAATCTATATACCTCATCATTAAGTACTATTCTATAATTATTTAATATAGGTTTATCTGAATTATTATCTAGTACATGAAGTACTGCTTCCTGTATTGAAATATCTCTAATTTTATCCATTATATTTACACTCCCTTTTTCATATCTTTTATAACTTCTTCAAATTCCATGTTTAAGGTTGCTGGCTTTCGTTATGTTTCAGTAATTTCAAAAGTTATTCCTATTTCTTTCATGCTACCAGCTTTGCAAGTTTGTATTTCCTCAACTGTGCCTCTTCCCTTGATGTTTGATGTTTCATATGAACTTTTAAGAATATTACGTATTTTATTTATCACACCAACTCTTTTTGTTGGTATTCTAATAGTTATCTCATACATTTTTTAACCCTCCAAACCTAATATCTTTGGAATGTGAATTAATCATTAATGATTTTGCTTACTTTAGCTGCTAATTTATTTAATACATCAATTTGAGTTTCCAAAGACTTTAGTTCTTCTTCACAACAATACTTTTTGTTTTCCACTTCATATTTTCTACTAATGGTTGCATCTATTAACGTACCCATAATAGTTGCTAATTCCTTTTTATCAAATGTTAGTTTTATTTGTGCTATACACACACTACAGCTACATCCTGCACAGTCCATAGTTTCGCTATTCATATCCATATCATCACATTTCTTGCTATCCCTTTTTTGCTGTTTATTTAATAACATAAATCAGTTCTCCTTTCAAGTTCGCATTATTTTCAAATTATGTTTTAATCCTTCATATAATAATTGCACTCATATCCATCAGCATTTAGAAGTAATCCCGGAGCCCATTCTATTGGTTCAGCAAATATAGAGTTAACATCTTCCAAACTTCCAAACTCTTTAGGTACATCCATTACTAATTCATCATGAACATGCATTACTATAGGGTATCCTGCTTCTTCTACCCTTTGCATTGTTACACCTAGACAATCCCTAGCAGTAGCTTGTATTATATTCTCTACTAATTTAGGACCATATGTGTTTATTCTAGTCCACTGTTTACTTGTTTGTTCCATACCTTCATAGGTTATCTTATCCCCACTAAATGTTTCATGAGGTTCAATCTTGGGTCTTATATATGCTAACTTTCTACCTGAAGGTAATTGTACAAATAAAACTCCAGGATCATATATAAACTTAAGGCCATATTGCATACATACAGTAGTTCTTTCCTTAATAGCTTTTTTAGCAGCCTTATCTACATCCCACCAAAGTTTTGTAATACTAGGGTTCGCGCTTCTCCAGCTATCTACCAGTGGTTTTAATTCTTCTTCTTTTAAACCCATGTTTAAAGCACCCATACTTGTAAGAGCTCCTACACTTCCACCATAACCAAGAGCCAGTTCTGCTATCTTTCCCTTTTGTCTTAAGTGGCCATTGATTCCATGTTTTTCAACGGGTACCCTAAACATTTGACTAGCTGAAGCACAATAGATATCACCATTATTCTTAAATACTTCCTGTCTCCATTGTTCCCCAGCAAACCAAGCAATTACTCTTGCTTCTATAGCACTGAAATCACTAACTATAAATCTATTACCATCACCAGGTATAAAAGCAGTTCTTATTAATTGACTTAAAGTATCTGGAATACTATCATATAAAAACTCTACAGTATCAAATTTACCTTCTCTAACAAAATTCCTAGCATCATCTAAGTCCGGTAAATGGTTTTGTGGAAGGTTCTGAACTTGTACTAATCTTCCAGCCCATCTGCCAGTTCTATTAGCTCCGTAAAACTGTAACAACCCTCTAACTCTTCCATCAATACATCTAGCATTTTGCATTGTTTCATATTTTTTAATAGATGTTTTGGCCATAAGTTTTCTTAATTCTAGCATTTGTATTACTTCATGTTTTTCAAGGCTTTCAGCCTCTTCTATAAGCCCTGGAATACTAGTCTTATTTAAACTTTTTATTTCATGGCCAACTCTAGCACATATCCATTTTTTTATTTGTGCAGGACTATTTGGGTTTTCAAGTCCTGTAAGCTTTGTCGCTACATGCATTAATCTTTTAGTATAATCTGTATCACATTCAATAGCTTTTTCTATAAGTGTTAAATCCGTATTAATACCTCTATCATTTATGTGTTGGTCCAGTTGCCATAATTCCTGTTCTTCTTCCAGTGTTTCATATCTACTTAGTAACTTTCTAATATTTCTTTCTACCTCAACATCCCGCTTACAATATTTTTTGAACAGCTCCCATTTCTCTAGGTCATGTTTAGGAAGATTTCTAGTTCTCTTACCATTAGTTTTAGTAGGTTTACATGGCTTACAGAAATACTGAATTAATGATTTACCTTCTTTCATCTTCTGCTTATCATCTTCAAACTTTAAAGCCTTACCCACCATATCAAGACTTCCTGGAAGTCCTAACGTTAAAGCTTTTATCATAGTACATTCCCATTGTTCTGGTGGCATACCATTAGGGAAATACATATCATTACTTATAGCGTTTCTCTCAAAATTTGCATTAAACGCAGTTTTTAATATTGTAGGATTATCAAGTGCCTCTACAACCTCTTGAGGTAGTTCTTCATCTTGTGCAAAATCTACTATTTGCACTGGATCATCATCAAAAGCATATGCAAATAGTAGTATTTCAAAATCTGGAGACTCACAATATTTATAAGCACCTGCTTTAGCTATATCTACACTGCTATAGGTCTCAACGTCTATTCCAAGTGTTCTCATTTTTCATCACCTAGAATTTTTATTTCATCTATTTCATTAGCTCTAAAATATTTGTCTGCCTTTGCACCAACATCTAAATAAATACCCTTACTTGTAATGTGTGTTATTTTCCCTCTAAAGCACCATGATGATTCCTTATATACACTTACTTTATCACCTATAAAAAATCTTTCCCCATATGAATTCTGAATATGATTTTCACATGAATACTCCATTGTACCCCTCCTGTATAATTAAGGGTGAACGATAAGTTCACCCTATATTTTTTAACCTAAGAAGTCATCTTCTGCAGTTCCTCCAACTGCTTCAAAGTCATCTTCTGCCCTAGTAAATCCACCTAATGGCTCTCCATCTTCTAGCTTTTGCACGTTACCTAATCCACAAGCAATGCCTTTATTACCACTTGCACTGTATGCATAGAAGTTAAGTGTAAGTCTTGCATAACAGCCACTGTATACTTCTGTAGCATCTAATATAGGTTGTACATCTTTATCAACTACTCCTGGCTTATTTTTACTATTAGCATTTAAGAAGTAACAACCTGCATAAGCTTCATCATCTGGTCTATCTATATCACCATCCCTTAATGGTGTTTTTAGATTAGCAGGTACTTTGCCACCAAACTTACCTTTGCCTTGCTCTTTAGCTTCATTAGTGGCTTCTTTGATAGCTTGTAGTGTTTCTTTATCAGTTTTAGGAATTATTACGCTTACACTGTATTTTGGGTCTTGTCCTTCCATAGCTCTTGGCTCAAATAAATTTGCGTAACTTAATCTAACCTTTCCTGTAGTTACCTTTGTGCCTGTTCTTTTTGCTTTTATCATTTTACATTTCTCCTTTTCTTTAAATAATTATATTTTCTTCTGATTTTATTTTGTAATACTTTAACACTGCTACCATATATAACTTCTGTATCATATTTTGTTATAAATGGATTTTGCATTACACAGTAATATCGTTCCTGCTTAACTGTTAAGTCTGGGTGGATTTTAAACGTAGAGCTCTTTTGTAAATCTAAATCATTTATAACAAAATCCAATGCTTATACCTCCTTATTTGAAATCTGCTTCTGCAGAATTATAAACTGGTCTTTTATCACCTTCAGGTGCTAATGTAGGTTTGCCCTGAGGTTTTATAATATAATCTCCTAGAAGTCTATTAACTTCTTTTTTACCTATAGCCTTTTCCATGTTTGTAATTCCAGTAAGTTTTTTAGTATATATAATATTTTCTAAGAATCCTTGTCCAAGAAGTACTTCGCCAACTTTATCTTCATCCTTCCACTTTCTATTACTTCTACCTTCAACAACCTTCCAACCTGGGAACTCTTCGCCTTCAAGCGCTTTTTCCAATGCATAATCTTTTACATCTGTGGCCCATTTAACCAATTCATCTGCTCTACCAAGAATGAAAGCTATATCCTCATAATCTAAAGCATTTGGCTCCTGAAAATCATACTTAGCTAGTTCCATATTCTTATCTGCTCTAGCTTTACACACTGCTTTAGCTCTACAGAATTTACAATGGTCTCCTGCACAAAATTCTCCTTTACCTTCATAAGCTAATTGAGCAGTAGGTTTAACATATTCTTCCGCCCATTCAAGCAATTTTTCTGTTGTTATTTCATCAGTGCTAATGCTATCTAATCTAGGTTGAATAATAGTCATTTTAACCTTTTCTATGTCATACAAGAAACTAAATTCTGTTATAGCTCCTAATGCATACAATCTCATTTGCTCATTCCCTATAGCACTTACCGGAACACCTTTACCATACTTAAGGTCACATATTTCCATTGTTCCGTCTGCAATTATTACAAAATCCCCAGTTCCAAAGCCTTCTGGAACCCATTCACTAAAGTTTAATTTCTGCTCTATCTTAAATAATGCATCTGGTGTCTTTGCTTCAGCTTCTGCTACCTTTTCCATACAAGTATCTAAATAAATTTCCACATAATATGGCATATCCTTTGTGAATAGTTCATTAGCTTCTATCTTTTTAACCTCTGAATTATATTTCCTTGTAGTTATAAGTCCTAAATTTTTCTGTAGCCCCAACTCTCCAAGCTCATGCGCAAGTGTCCCTTCCTTAGCAAATTCACTACTTTTATTAGGATAGTTTTCTTCTAATCTAGCACTAGGAGGACAAGCGAGCCATCTGCTTGCACCACTAGCACTCAATATTGCATGTTTTGCCATTATAGTAATTCCTCCACTTCTTTTAATACTTCAGCATAATCTTCTTCTTTTAAATCCGGTACTTTCTTAGCACCATGCTTAGCAGTAATCTCCTTAGCCTCGTTAGCCTTACCAGCTTTAATAAGTTTTGCAAATGCAGCCCTTATAGTTTCTTTTGTAATTTGAGTATCTTGTTTTTTATCCTCTTTTTTTGTTTCTTCCTTAGGTGGATCTACCTGCTTAACTTCTTGTTTTTTTACTTCTTCCTTAGGTTCTTCTACCTTCTTGATCTCCTCCTCCTTAGTTGCTTCTTTTTTAACTTCTTTAGTTGTTTTTACATCTTCCTTAGCTTCAAGTTTTAGTGCATTAGCACCAAAAGTATTTATAAAGCTTATTAACTCCTCATTACTATTAAATTCTGCTGTGATTTTCATATTATTTTCCTCCTTATAATCCTAAAAAATCATTATTTAAATCTTCACATTGTAAATTAATTAACTCATTTTGAACTGCTTTTAAACCTCCAGTATCTTCAACTTTCACCCAGTATGTTTTTATTAGCCCAATTTCTTTGAGTGGAGTGGATATTCTTAGGGTTTTAGTTAAGGGATAAAATTCCCAAGATACATCTTGCTTTTGGTTAACTGTAATTTGAATGGCTCTAGCCAAAATATCCTTAATAATTTCAATGTTTTTATCCATTATTCAAAACCCCCTAAAAACATCTTAGCTTCATAACCTTCAACATCTACCTTTTGCACAATACATTTAGTAGCATTTTTAATATGCTGCTTATTATCTGTGTATCGTGAAAATACTCCAACTGAAAAGAAATCATTTGTAGGAACTACAATTGGATCTCCTTCTTTTAAGTCTTCTATATCAGTAAAGTATGAGTATTCCATAAATTCTTGATAACCTTTAAACTTAACCAGTGCTACCATTATCTATCTACCAACCTTACTGGTAGAATTAAGTCTAATTTATTTTCACTCTTAACCATCATTGGGCTTTCATTTGTGGTAAGCTCTAATGTAACAATTTCATAATTACTAAATGTATCTACTAAATAATTAACATTGAACATAATTTCTATTGGTTCACCTTGTAAATTTATGGGCAACTTATCTTTAACTGTTATAGTTTTATTGTTTGTAGATATTATTAACTCACCATCTGCGAAATTAAATTTTACTAGCCTAAATTTATTCTTCTTGTAATCTTTAAGTATGCTTAGAATTTCTTTCGTTTTTATTTCTGTGGATGTAGTACAATTATCCGGAAATATTTTTTCATATTCTATAAATTCTCCTAGCTGCCTACTACCAATTATCTCTAAATCACCAAATACGAACTTAACATGGTTGTCGTTGTAAAAAACTTCAACATCTTCATCATATTTAACTTTTTTAAGTGCTGGAATTATATCTGCTGCTACAATAACAGACTCCTTAGTCTGGAAAGCTCCTTTTCTAACTGCTATTCTAAAACCATCTAATGCTACAAACTTACCGTTATTTATACAAATACCATTTAGCGTTGGTCTAACACATTCTTTGCTCATAGCATAATCACAACTTAGTAAGTGATCTAACTCTTTACCTTCTATAGTAGTAAGTGCTTTTTCCACTTCTATAGGTTTATCTACTAAACTATTAGGTTTATATTTAATTTTTCTCTTACCTACAGTGATTAACTCTTCTGTAATTTCCACTTCTACGCTTTTGGGAATAAGCTTTAAAACCTCTATATTTATAAGAGCTTGTCCTGGCTCACCATATCCATATAATCTCTTAATTACTTGGTTTTTAAAGCTAATGTCTTTCAGTTCATGAGCAATTATATAAGTTATCCCATCTTGGTTGATAAAACTTACTTTATCAGCTTTACTTAACTTCAAAACTTCGTGTATATCATTAGAATTTAATATTATTTTCACCGTTTACCTCCATTTGATTTTTTACTCATTTTGGTCTATAATGAGTTTGCGTATTTTTTATTTTATGCCCTCTGCAAAGGGCTTTTTTTTATGCTCCTTTCTCTTATAATTCCTATAGCTTCTTTTACTGAATAACCTTTAAAATAAAGTTTAACTATATCTTCTATATTGCTGTTTATACAATCTTTAATTTTACTCACCCCCTTTTATGCACATTTTTTAAAAATATGTGCGCTTCTCTCTGCTACGTCTAACACATAATCCAAGCTTGAACATTTTTTAAAACTAATTCTGTTAAACTTAATATCATCTGTTGTAATCTGCATTATTACTGCAAATTCTGCATTACTGAGATGTCCTACTCTCCTTTCTAGTATTGTTTTTAGCATTACATACCTCCTACAGCACCTATAAATTTATTTCACATTCCTTACTTCTCTCAATAAAATTATTTAGTTCCTCTATCGGAACTTTAATAGATCCTAGTTTTAAACTTTTTAGATAACCTTTATTAATTAATTCATAAACTGAATTCTTATTAACTTTTAACCTTTCAGCAACTTCAGAAACTGTAAGCAATTCTAAATTTAGAGATTGATTTCTTAATGTTAATGGAATCATATTTTCTAAAAATGTAACTCTGTCTTTTAACGATTGATTTTCTATTTTTAGAGTTTCTATAGTTTTCTCATATTCAAATAAGCTCTCAGCTAGTGACATCTATAATCACCCCCGTCCCTACCTTAATCTTTTACAAAGTATTTTTTATTTTGTCTATAGTTTCTGTACTATCTAATAACTGCTGGTCTATCTTTTCCTTTTCAATAAATAATTCTTTAATTTTACCCTCTAATTCAACTATCATTTCTTTTCTTAGATCTATACTGAAATTGCTGAAATAGTTATCTATAAACTTAGGAGCATTTGATACATAGCCACCTGTTTGTCTTATACTTGGTAATACTTCTGATGTAACCCATCTTTTAAATTTTTTTGCTGATGGGAGTTGACTTCCAAGAATTGCTGAATATAAACCTGATTCATTTATCAAAATTGACTTCATGTTCATGTCCGTCAATTTGGTGGATATGAAATCTTCATCATCCAATCTTCTTGTCTTCGTTCTTGTAAATATCAGTGCTTTTACTCATTCTTTTTCACCTCCTATATACCAGATTTAATTGCCATATCTTTAACTATTGCAAGATATCCTTCTATAAGTTTTTTATCATCAGCTATAATATCCAATTTATTAAGTTTATTTCTCCTAGATTTACAAACACCTTCATCTGCCATTCTCCTACGTTTATTTACAAGTCTTATTGATAGCTGTACTCCCATTCTTTGTTCTAATAATGCATAACTTTTTTCCCTAATTGGTTTTATATGTTCATATCCACCCATATTTAAAGCCATCTTATTTATTAAATTAGAAGATTCTTTTCTCCAGCTATGTGGGTTAAGAGTTATCACATCTCTTATAGCTTGTACCTCTTCTTTGGTTTCCTCTGCCCTTCTAGTAGCTTGTAGTGCATTGTTACTAACCTGGTTTAATTGTTGTTTGATGTCCTTCATTTCCTGTAAGCTCTGTATAAGTACATCTTCTATACATGTAGGTTTCTGCTGCTCTTTAATTCTTTTTTCACACTCGATAAAGTAATTTCTATATTCATGTGATTTTTCAGTTCTAGCCATCATTGCTATATGTTTTGCAAATTCTAAAGTTATTGCAAAATCTTGTATCTCGTTGCCTTCGTCATAATGACGAACCCCTATCCAATCAATGTTTAATTTAAAAAATTCATTATTCCATATATTTCTTTGATACCACCTTGACCAATTGGATTTGTCTAATCCTAGTCCTAAATATAATTCCTTTGCACTTACTAGCTGCTTACCATTTCTATCCTGTATGTTTATTAATTTATTCATACATACCTCCTTATAAATTTATTTCCCGATACAATACCTCTCCTTAATCTCTAGTGGAGTATGATTTTTTTACTAGAGCTTGTGCTACAAATTAATTACAGGTGCTAAGTTAGCCAATGTTTGGCTTAATATGCCTTTAAGCTTTTCATTTTCTTGTTTAAGAACTTCCATTTCTCTTTCCATACGTCTACGCTCCAGTGGACTAAATCTTTCTATTCTAGTACCCTCTAATTCTGCAATGTGTTGTGGATTAAAACGTATGCTTGGTATTCCTTCTATTGGAGTTAATATTCCTTGCTGTCTATAGCTTTCTATGGCCTTTACACTAACTTGCCACCTCTCAGCCAAGTCTTTTTGTGTTAGAAGTTTATTCATGCGTTAACCCCCTTTTTATGGATAAAATATTTCTGGAACAGTTTGTCCAAGCGCAGCTGCTATATTTTCCATAACTTCCTTTGTTGGATTATTACTCTTATTATTTTCTAAATCACTTAAATATCCAACTGCTACACCAGATATTTCAGAAAGTTTTTTTACCGTTAAACCTTTTTCTTTTCTAAAAAATTTAATCATATTCAAATCCTTCACCCCCCCTTTGCTTGTTCGCTATATGTGAATAGTACCATATTCGATAACTACGAACAAGTTTCACCGTAGTTCGTAGTTATAGAATAGCATCATATTCCTTTCGTTTTCTACGAATAGCTAAATATGTCTTATTTTTTCATTTGACACAAGCGAACATATTCACTATAATATTCTATAACAACGAATTTAAAGGGAGTGTTTATTTTGTTAGGAGATAATGTAAGATTATTAAGAAAAGAAAGAGGAATGAGTGTAAATAAGTTGTCAAAGGTTTCTGGGGTATCATTGGGTTTCATTAGTGATATTGAAAATGATAAAACTAACCCATCTATACCAACATTAGAAAAAATAGCTAAAGCGTTAGATGTGAAAGTTGAACTATTCTTTAAAGAGGATTTAGCTGAAACAATTGGTAAACCCGTAACACAAGAAAAAATAAGAGAATGGGATAATAGTTTAGATAAAATTACTACTCAGGAAGAAAAAATTAAATATTTAGAATCTATAGTAGACTTTGCTGATCCAAAAGAAGCAGTTCAATTTCTTTTAAAACAACCTTCCATTATGGGCTTTGGTGGATTTGACGTAAATCAAATGAGTGATGATGAAGTTGTAGAATTCGCAAATGAACTATTAAGACAACTCAAACTGATAAGTTATAAATACAAAAAATAACTTATATAGAACGGTGGGGGATAAAATATGTATTTATGGATAGACAATATATTAGAAGGTGTTAAGGATACATATAATACTGACAATATCTATGAGATATATGATTATTTAGAAATACAAATAATTAAATTAGATTTAAACAATATTCTACTTAGGGGAAATGAATCTTTCTATCACAGAGATTATTTTAATACAGAAGTTGTTTTTATTAGAAATGATTTAAATTTAGAATATGAAAAATTTATACTAGCCCACGAGTTAGGGCACGCTTTACTACACACTAATATTTATGAAGCTGCATTCAATAAAGATTTACTAAATATAGGCAAGCTAGAAAAACAAGCTAATTATTTTGCTTTAAAATTTTTTAACATTGACAAAATTGAGTTATACGGGATGTCATTAGAACAAGTTTCTATTTATTTAGGCCTCCCATATGAAGTAGTTAAACAATTCTAGTGGAAACAGATGATACAGATTTTCTTATATATATTATAATTGCTATATTAGGCGTATACGTATATACGTGTATATGCCTAATTATATAAATATTACTTTATATATAAATTGTGTATCATCTGTATCCGATAGCATTAAACCCATTAATTTTACTATGTTTCAACCGGAAACACAATCGGAAACAGAACAATTTTTTGTGTTTCCATTGTTTCCACTCTGTTTTCATAACGGAAACAGAATTTTAGAAAGATTTGTTTCCAATAATTTAATAAAATGGAGGTGCTGCTTAAATGCAAGGCGGAGTAAGAAAAAGAGGCTCCACATGGAGTTATTACTTTGATATTGGAGTTATTGACGGTAAAAGAAAAAAGAAAGAGAAGGGAGGTTTTAAAACCAAAAAAGAAGCTCAAGAAGAATTGAATAAAGCAATGTATGAATTTGAAAATGGAGGTTTTATAGTCCCTAAAAAAACTTCCACTGGAGAATATTTATTAACCTGGTTAACCGATTATGTAAAACCTATTAGAAAAATAACAACTTTTAATAGATATAATGAATTAATTAGAAAATATTTGATACCATATTTAGGTGGTATTACTTTAATGGAACTAAAGCCCTTTCATATTGAAAAAATGTTAATTAGTATTAAAAATGAGTCCAACATCAGTGGATCCACTCTACAACAAATATATACTGTTTTAAGTACTGCATTAAATAAAGCTATAAAATCAAAAATCCTAAATGATAATCCATGTAAATATGTTGAGAGGCCCAAAAGAGATAAATTTATAGCTAATACCCTAACTGTAGAAGAAATTAATAAAATATTTAAAACTTTAACAAGTTCTAAAGAATATTATGATTATATATTTCATCTAGGCACATATTTAACTTTGGAATTAGGTTTAAGACGTGGAGAACTTGGTGGCCTTGAATGGGAAAATATCAATTTTAAAGAACAAACTGTAACTATAAAAAATAATTTGATTTATACTAATGGTCACGTTGCTTTAATTACACCGAAAACCATAGAAAGTGAAAGAACATTGTATTTATCTAATGAAGCAATAGAGCTGTTAAAAAAGCATCATAAAATACAAAGTGAAAATAAATTAAAATATGGTAAGTTTTATGAATTAAATATGTTTAACAATAACAAATTTAATTTTATAATGACGTGGGAAAATGGTAAATATGTTCATCCAAATTATTATACTAGCAAGCTTAAAAAAGTATTAAAAAAAGCTGGTATATCTAAAAATATAAGATTTCATGACTTAAGGCATACAAATGCTACTCTATTAATAGAACAGGGTGTTAATTTTAAGGTAGTTCAAACTAGACTAGGTCATACTGATATTAGTACCACTTTAAACATTTATTCACATGTTGATAAAGAAATGCAAAAGGATGCCACCGAAAAATTAACTAATTTATTTAATGGTGGCAAAATGGTGGCAAAATAA